ACCGCGTTCTTGTCGTCGCAATTCTTGTCGCTGCGAAGCCATCCGCCCTTCTTCACCCAGGCGGCATCCATCGTTCCTGAGAATCCGCTAGCATCCAGCGAACCGTTGAGCGTCTGGTCGCCGCTGTATTCCTTCGGGCCGCGACCGAATGCCTTCTTCCCAATGGTATAGACAGCCAGCGCACCAGCCACCCAAGGCGCAGCGGCAGCGAGTCCGGACAGGCCGGTCGCGATTCCGCTGGCGACATTCGTCCCGACGACGGACGCGATGCCGTTGCCGATGTTCATTCCCAGCGCCGAGGTCAAGCCGGAGCCAATGCCCGCGCCATTCAGGCCGCCGGCCAGGCTGCCAAGGAAGCCGGTACCGAGACCACCAGCGATGGTGGCGCCGCCACTGACCATGCTATACAGGTTCGACACACCGCTGGCCGCACTCGCAAAGCCGCCTGCCGCGCTGGACGCCCCGGCCGCGCCGCCACCCAAACCCAGGGTGTTCGTCAGGCTGGCAGCCAACGGGTTCACCGTTGCCGAAATGATCGGGCGCAGCACCAGGGTGCCGAACATGTTCTTCAGCGTAGACACCAGGTTCTGACCGAAATCCTTGCCCGACTCGAAACCGCGCAGCAGTGCATCGGTCAGGGACTGCTCGATCGATTCCGATGCGCGCTTCCATTCTTCTGCGGCCTTCTTTGCTGCGTCGACCTGCTCCATCGCGGCGACGGCCGCAGCGCTGCGCTGCTTCAAGCCGATCAGCGTCTCAAGATTTTCGATCTCGTCGAGTGTCAGGCCCGATGTCAAACGTTGCGCCAGCTGCTCCTGCAGGCGCGCCAATTCCAGTGCCTCGATTGCCGATTTAGCCATGCCGTAAGTGCGGGCCAAGTCCTCGTTTCGCACCGCCTCGGCTTCAGCGTCCTGCGCACGCTTCGCATAGATGCTGCTGGTCGCTTCCAGGCCCTTCGAATAGCTGTCTTGGAAGTCACTCACCTCTTTCAAGGCGCGCAAGCGGTCTTCCTCGGCCTGCTTTACGAACGGTTGCATGCCGACGTACTTCTCGACGGTGCCCACATATTCGGAGAGGGACTGCTTGCCGGCCTGGTAGCCCTTGTAAAGCTTGGACAGGTTGTCGTAGAAGCCCGGATCAAGACCGACCGACTTGCCGTTAATCCGATCGAGCAGCGCCTCATATTCCTCCAGCGCCTTGGCCGCTTCTTTCGCGCCCTTGTCACTAGTTGCGGTCGGCAAGGCCGGCTTCGGCTTGTCATCTCCCTTTTCGGCAGAAGCGCCACGCGCGCCCATGCGCGCACGGAATGCTGCTTCAACCTGACCGGTCGGGCGAGCCAGAAGATCCTGAAGCTCCTTGTTCGCGTCTTCAACTTCCTTGTTGCGAGCGGCCATCGCTTTCTTGATGTCCTCAGACGGCGACTCGCCCTTCCAAACCTTGTATCCTGCGACGAATGGGTTGGCGTTCGTCATCACCTCGCGCGCTAGATTGATGTCGGCCTTCACCGCCTTGATGCTGTTCCAGATGCCAGAGATCGTGCGCGCGAGAATCGTTGCGGCATCAGCTGCTTTCGCAATGCCGAGGCCAGCCAGGTCAGCCCACTCGGACCAGTCGCTTTTGCTCAGCGCCGACTGCTCTTTGTTGACGTCCGAAAATGCGCCGGTTAGATCGACCAGGGCAGGCAGCAGGTCGCTGGTGGCCGACGTTACGAAGCCCTTGACTTCCATGCCAAGAAATCCCAACTGATCCTGGAACGCGGCAGCAGCCGATGCAGCGGCGCTGGACGTGCCAGTGACACTGTCGTAATTCTCGGCCAGATCATTCAGGAACGGCAGCAGGTCGGGGCCCGATTTACTGAGCAAGTCCGTGAGGAGCGCAGCTTTGCCAGCGCCATCGCTGTAATTCTGCAAACTCTTCGCAGCGTCGACCAGCACTACAGACGGATCACGCAGCGCACCTGCTACATCGCGCGACGAAACGCCGAGCGTCTTGAGCGCCTTCTGCACCTTATTGCTGTCATCGTCGAGGCCGGCCATGCCACGCGACAGTTTTGTCAGGGCTCCATCAATTCCGCCCATGTCTTCGCCGAAAACGCTCGCCAGCTTCTGGATTTTTGACAGACTCTCGACGGTCGACCCGGTCTTCTGGGCCATGTCATCCAGTGCGGCCAGATCGTCGATCGATCCGTTTATGAGCACCGCGCCGGCCACCGCCGCTGCAGCTGCAGCCGAAGCGACTGCCAAAATAGCGACCTTGTAATCAGCAGCCTTTTCTTTCAGGCTACCAAACGAGGACTCGCCGGCCTGCTCCTGCTCTCGCAGCTTCTTGATCATTTCGGCGGCGGCGTCGCTGACCCCCAATTGCTCGGCGCGCAATGCGGCCAGCTCGGACGCAGACTTGCCGATGCCCTCGGTGCGGGAGCGCAGGCTGTCCAGGAACTTGGTCGAGTCGTCGAGCTTGCGCTGGGCATCAGCCGCGAGCGCGCTCTTCTTCGTCATTTCGTCCAGCTGCTCCAGGTACGGACGCAGGGCATTGACGTTCAAGCCGCGCGCGTTCGCCAGCGCCTCGTAGTACTGCGCCGATCCTTTGGCGCCGGCATTCATCGTCGCCAGCGTGCGCTGGATCGAATCGGCCATGCTCTTGGTCGCGCGGTCCATGCGGCCGGCGGCCACGCCGGCGCCGTCGCCGGCCGTCTCCATGCCTGGTGTGCTGGCGACGCCCTCCAGGGCTGCCGTCGTTTTCTTCGCGCTGGCCTCGAGGTTGTCGAGATTTTTGCCGGTCTTAGCGGTCGCATCATCGACCTTGCGCAGACCTGCCTCGACGCCGCTCGCGTCGGCGGTGATCATGATTGTTGCGTTGTTGACAGTATCGCTCATGTCCCGCCCATAAAAAAAGCCACCTCAGGGGTGGCTTGGTGATAAGTCCCGCGTTCGACGGGTAAGATTTCGAGTCCTATTGAGGAACTAGCTTGCAGCTGCAGTGCTTGCAGATGCGCGCGTCGCGCAGCACGAACTCCCGGCAGTCAGGGCATTTGACATGCGTATCGGGCGACGGTGCATTTCTGTCTCGCTCGCGCGATGGTAGAACCGCAACAACGATGAGCGCGAAAAAGCCGAACACCAGCCCCAGCAGGAACCACCCACCGGCGAACCGCGCCTTGCTATTGGCGATCGCCCAGCAGGCAATGGCACAGCCGAGCCACAAGAGCAAAAAGATTTCCATCGCACCTCCGAATTAACGTGGCGCAATGTTACACCAGCGCGCGGCTCAGTTGTCAGCCCGCATCGCCTGCAGCGCCGCAGATTCCATGACGCGGACGTCGCCCATTAGCTCCTGCCAGCCGGCGCGTGGAGCGTCGATCATGCGCAACGCCACCGGCAGCGCGGCGTAGTCCAGGCCGGTGGGGCCAGACATGCCGATCCGCCATTGCGTGTCCATCGCGCAAAAAAGCAGGTATGCCCGGTAGTTCTGCGGCCAGATTTCGCAGGACGTTGTCACGTCTTCACGAGTCAAGCCGGCCACCTCCAACTCTGCGTCGGTGGGGCCGGCCTCGTACATCGCCGTGGCAACGTCCCTTAGTTTTTTGCGCGGGCGCCCGTCAGTTCGGCGATGAACTTGTCCAGGACGGCGCGCGCGGCGCCGATGTATTTCTGGGTCAACTTCTCGACGCCGGCTTTATTGAACGGCTCGTCAAGATCCCAGCCACGGCTGATCTTCATCAAAAAGTCGACGTCTTCCGAGCCCGGCAGCGTATCCATGAAATCTTTCGCTTCATCGCGCGGCATCCAGACGAAGACCCAGTCGACGTCGGCGGTGTGGCCGCCCGGCACAGGGATGGAGACGGTCGCCTTGAAGGTTGCTTCGTCGGCCAGGGTAAGTTTTGCTTTTGCCATGATGATTTTTTCTTTCAGGTGTCAGTACAAAAAAAGACCCGCGAGGCGCTACCCCGCGGGCTGGGAAAAGGCCGGCGCTGACCATTCGGCGCCAGCTGGCAACGGTGTTACGCGGCGTAGCGGTTCACGCGGCTACGCAGGGCGACGCCGCACTTGACGACCATGCCCTGGCCCTTGACCAGCGTCGGACTTGGGTTGAAGCCCAGCACGCCGTTGTAGAGCAGCGGCGCGCCCGACGGCAGCACCACGCGGATCGCGGTAACAGCCTGGGTATCGGTGGCTGCCTGCAGCACGGCGTTGTGCGGCAGCGATGGATCGTCGGCG